CTACTCGGTCGTGATGTCGACCGCGAAGTCCACTCCGTTCCAAGCTACCTTCACCTTATCGTGGACGGCGACCAACTCTCTCACCGGCACATACCCCACGTTACCAAACAACAGCGTCGGCAACGGTTTGTCGTTCGCGGTGACCGTTTTATTCTTGAAACCGATTTTGAGCTGCAACGCCTCTCCGACGACTCTTGCGGGCACCCAGGTCTGGCCGTCGATCAGGCGCCCTTCGGCGAGTTTGGCACCATTGAGCCGAACGGGAACCAGAATCGGCTTCCGCTCGGGAGGTTTTTCCGGTTCGGGTCGGTCGGCCTGTTCGTCGTACTGCGCGAGGCGGTTGTTCTGGATCAACTCGACGATCTTGGAGCCGTATCGGGGATCGGTCGCATATCCGCACAAACGCAAAGCTTCCGCTTGGGCGGCGGGTGTCGCAGCCTTTCTTACTCGCTCATATCGCGGGATCTGCAACAGCAGATCTTGATCTTTGTAGAAGTCGTAGACGCTGTCGTAAGCTCGGAACAGGGCCGCCGTATCGACTCTCTCTCCGTTCTCGATCTCCCACGTCCCTTTGCGTACCCATCGCCCCTTCCAGTAGGCGTTCGTTTTTCCGCTGCCGACCTTGATCCCTCCGAGATTGTTCCAGGGATGGATGACTCCTCCGGTCTCGAGAAGGTTTTGCGCAAGCCGCACGGAAGGAAAAAGAGGAGACCCCTCTTTCCTAACCCGGATCGCGATCGGCGCCAATGCGTCGATGAACTCCGATCTGCTGAGTTTGGCCATCCGATTGCTCCTCTCTCTTTTTCGTAAAATGATAGACGCCCGACGCCGTCAGACCGATCACGGAGATCATCGTCATCGTCTGCCGGATGTGATCCGGCACGAGGACGAAAACGGCCGCGACGAGCAGGCTGATCAAATGGTTATACCGGCTCGGCAGGCGAAATTCCTTTGCCACCCCTACATAGGCGGCAACAATAGGAGCCAGCATGGCCACCTCGTCGGTCATCGAAATCAGATTGTCCATAGTAGCGTATTCAACCTCCTTGCAAGTTGGTCACGGCCGCAATCACGGCCGCAACGATCGCCCCGACCAGCGTCCGCCACAGCCAGCGCTGGTTGTCGGCAATCTCGTCTATTCGCAGATGCGCCGACCGCGCGGACTGCAGCGCTTCGAGCGCCGCGTCTCTCGCCGCTTCTGCGGTATCCCTGACGTCGGTCATCGCATCTATCTTCGTTTCCAAACGAACGACGCGCTCCCGGATTTCCGAGAGCACGCGCGCTTCTTCGCTGGACATGTGGCGACACCTCCTTGAAGTTCTATTAAGTAGCCGACTACTGGCTCTCGCCATTCAAAATGGCCTCCACTTCCGCTCTCTTGGAGTCCGGAACTTCTTCCATCGTCTTTAGCCCTTTGCGGATTAGATTGGCGTAGATTTGTGCCATGGTTTTCATCTCCTTTGGAAGCATTAATTATCGTTTGCCGATCGAGAATACGCTCATCAACCTTTGTAAACGATGCGTTGAATCTGTGTTCGTCTCCAATAACGTTTCATAGATTTCCGCTAATCCCAGCATAACCTCGATACTTTCGGATTCGAGCCTGGCGATGCGCTGCTCCGGCGATAATGGCGTCGGCGCGTTCCGTGCTTCGTCGATTTGTTCTTGACTCCATCCTTCGGTCCAAGAAGAATTAGTAAAGTCCCATCGGGGCCTATACAACCCTTCGGGGACTTTCTCGGCGACGATGTATCCCGATACCGTAGGTTCGTCTTCTTCAGTATGAAAAGCATCTCTGATCTCGGTTACTCCTGTTTGAGAGTCCGGAATGAGAAGCGGCTCTGCATAATACCCGTCAAGGTCTACCCTTATCGCTTCTTTCATGTTCTCCTGCCTCCCTTAATGTTCCGCCAGAAACGTTCCGTCAATATTTAGAAAGCTATTGCTCGATATCGCCCCGCCCAACATGACCGCTCCCTTCGTCGTTACGACGATCTGGACGGGAGAAAACGCTGCACCGTATACACCGACAAAACTAACATTTAACTTCGGCCGATACCCTTCCGGCAGATAAAACAACGGTGTATTGGCCGCCATCGTTCCGCCCTTAATTAGTCCGCGAATTCTCACTACAGAACTGTCGTCTTTATAGTAGCTCGCGGGTGCATAATTCAAACTATAGCTTGTCCATCCGCTCAGTGGAGTGGGGGTTATCCATTGCGGTTGCTGCTTCTGCGCCTTCGTATTCCGCGATATAGATGTTTCCGTCCGAGCTTCCGCCACTTCACGAACAAGCGATTCTAGTGACTCCCGGATATTCGGTGCATAGTCGGCGTTGACTGTTTGCGGCGCTATTCCGAGGGAATGAGTATCCAAAGCTTGGTAGGTGACGGAATAGGCGGCTGTTGGATCGAATCTGGCTGATGGGGCCACCAATGCTTCCTTTCCATTAATGACACTGCTAGACGTGTTCACATAGAAGTCTTGCGTAAGAACCGCGTCTTTATAAACACGAAGAATTTTATACGTCCTTTTTGAAAGCTCGCTTGCCGCTGATGGGTATGAATTTAAGATATTTATCCATAAACTTTCCCATTCGCGCTTAGGATTAGCGGTCTCTCTTGCCACAATCCCCGTTCCGATCTCAACTTGATTGGCACCTTCGTGAAGCATTAAGGAGCCTTCATAGGTGACAGGCTCATCTATGCTCTGAGGAAGTTGGTACATGATCCGATATGGCGTGTATCCATTGGAATAGTTGCTGATCACATAATTCTGGTTATTCGATGTTTGTGCTCCGTCATTGATTCCCTGCCAGCCAGTTGTCTCATTAACATATTTCCAGCCGTTGAAGTAAGCCTTCATTAGATTTGTTGCGGAAACACTTACTCCATTTACAGTTGTTGCTGTACCCGCCCACGTTTCTCCCCAGCCATGATCTGCGTCGAGTATAGAAATTGCAACTTCGTTTCCTGCAAATCCCGTTGAAACATCGCCGTTCCATGCTTGATCGGCGGCTGAGAACGCCACATTAGACGCCTGAGTCTTAAATACCTTCCCATCGTATTTAACTACGGTTCCAGTATTACCAATAGCATCTTTTGCCGCATCAAGAATGACTACTTTAAATCCTGTGAAGGCGGCAACGAAAGTGATATTAAGAGATCCATCCAATAACACTTCCTTAAACCGCCTTGTCACCCTCGGCTCACCCTGTCTGTCCGTATATAACTGATCCGCCACACTTCCATCTACATTGGAGCGTAGGTTGCAATCTGACAGATAGAGATAAGACGGCTTTTGCGGCTCGAATGGGAGGGCGATAGAGCCAGGGTTTAACATTATATTTTCGAAAGTAAAGGTTCCGCTACTTGTGGTATAAAGCTGAACCGTTGCCCTTATTGCATCTACTGGCATTGTATAGGTGATCTGTTTCGTTCCTTCTGGAATAGAAACTCCGCTAGTTGAGACCCCATTTTTATTAAATGGATATATATTGATACTTACCCCTCTAGGCAAAGCAGACGGCACAGAAAGGGTATATGTTTGTCCACCCACTACAGGGATATCGCTAACTAGATCTAGCTCCGCTGGTGCGGTGGCTGTAGTTAACACTTCTTTATAAGGAGACTCGACTCCTACCTGACTTCGCCACTCTGAAAACGGAGGGATGAGGTTCTTCCCCCTATTTTCAATATAAACTGCGTTTACATGTTTCATGTCGTCGACATAGGGATAGTTGGCGGCGATATACTCTTGTGCCTGCGCGGTCGTCAGGCTATCGATGTAAGTTTTTTCGGCTGCTGTGATTTCGTACAGACGGAAGCCGTCAACATATGCGGGGTTACTAGCATCCGTTCCTACTGCCGCGTAAACAGCGGCGCTTACGGTTGCATCTGACATGAAAGTGCAGAAAGTCACCGAGTAGGCTGTGGAATTAACCGTATTCCCTTTATATGCCATTCCACCTACTGGGGATGTACATATCAGGTATACTCCAGTACTCGACCCGACTACCCGTGCATCAGCTACAAGAAGATGAGGTTTGCCTGATTTGATATTGTAAGTCTGAAAAATCCCATCAACTCCGGTTATTTTAAGACAGGTAGTGCCGTACAGAGCATTGGTTGGGTCTAATGCCAGTATGCCAGGGTAACCGGAAGCGTAGCCGCCGCCATTATACTCTCTCCAACGATTTAGATCATTGAAGTTCCCATCCCGACCGAGGAGGTTAACGAGCGTTCGTCCTTTCATCGTCGGATGAATGATAGAGGGAACTTCGCCACCTTGGACAACTTGAACACCATGGGTCAGGGAAATTGACGAAGGCGGCTTGCTGGCCAGGTGGTCGTGCAGTTCCGAGATCGCACCTGCGGCGCTTTTCGCGCCGGTGGGTACACCGCTAATGTCCCCCAGCGACTGATCGATCTTATCCAAGTTTTCATTAAGGGTATTAATGCTAACAAATTCGCTTTCCAGCGGCTTCTTCAGCCCCAAATTCGGCGTAACCTCAGCCATCAGTTCCAACTCCTTGTCATCACTTCACCCCAGGTGAAGTTTTTGAGATTGCCCCACGTCGTTTGATTCAACTCGCTCCATTGCGTATAAGTGAAGGCGTATTCGACGGCGAGGTGTGCCGGTTTGATCTCTTCAATGACTGCTTTTAGGTCGTCCAGATTCGGGGGAAGTCCCCGAGTATCTACGAACTTCACCGTGAACGTGTAAGATTCCGGATGCATCGTCACGTCAACCTTGCCTCCGTCATAAGCTTCCGCAACGGATTTAATGAGTTGAACCGTTACGGTGCCGATACCGCGCAGCTTGGACAAAATCACGCTTCGCCTTTGCCCGATCGGCTTCGCACTGTCGACGGCTATGCCCAACTCGCGTTCCCAATGCTCTAATCCCCAGGTGGCCGTCGAGACGAAATATTGTTCCAACGTATCGTCCAACACCTTCCACAATGAATCCAGCTCATTTCCTTGAGCGTCCATGTTGGAGCTCATCACTCTCGAAGTCGCGTAATAGTCCGGAAGATAGGAGAGCAACTCCTTCCCCCGGACGCTCGTCATCGTATAGCTACTCAATGAGGTTCACCGTCCCGATGACCGCAACTTCTCCAAGCGAAAGATCGATATTTTCTCCGCCGCCATTAATCTTCAAATCCTCGAAATCGACGATCCGAGGTATGTCGAGCAGGATCGCGGAGATCCGGTTATAACGCACGAGCGAATCGACGAAAGCAAGCTGCTCCAAATACTCGGCAAGACCCGCTTTGAAATCGGTTCTTGCCTGCTCCAGATTCGACCCGCTTGCCAGCGTCAGCTTGGCTTCTATATTAAGCGGTACTTCGACCGCTGCCTCGACCGTCACGGTAGCGCCGATCGGTGCTTTGCCTTCTCCCTGGCCCGTCGTCGGCGATATATGCTGCTGTACCGCGTTCACAATGGCCTGGCTTGGAGCCCTTTTATTCTCATCTAGCACGAAAAGTCTAACCGTTCCAGGCCCGTTCCATAGCGGCTGAACCTGAACCCGGCTTACTCCCGGAGTTTCCAGCGCCCATTGCTGATAGTCCGCCTGGTTGCCGCTCGTTCCCGGTTGACGAACCTTCAACAAATACCGAGCCAGCAACGATTCGTCGGATTCTTCGTCCGCTCCGCCTGCCGTTGCCGCCGTATTGGCAATACCGGTCACACCCGTAATCGGCTGGACGAGAAGACTTATCGCCCCGATCGGAACATTCCCGCGGCTTCCGGCTTCCGTCGCCCGGATCGGAATAACCGCCGTACCCTGTCCGTCCAGAACGGACGCTTCCGTGGTTTCGTATTCGATGGACGTACTTTCCGTCATCTCGTCGGTTGGCGTTGTGACTCTTGAACCGACCGGAACGGCCGTGCCCGGAATCCCCGTCATCACGACCGATCCCGTCGCTGCGACAGCCGGACGAGGGAGCACCCCATGCTCCTCGCACCGCATTTTCAAATACGGCCCGAACGTCGTCGTCGCGAAACCCCGGTTCAGCACTTCGCGCGCCCATTCGGAGGCTCGATATAACTGGTAAGCTGTTGGCGAAAGGGAGTCCCAAATATAGGAGCCTTCCGACTTATCGAGATCGGCCGGTACCCGCTCCAGCATCCTCGCCATAATCGCTTCTTCCGTTTGGTCTTTCAAATATTCCGGCATCATTGCCATTAAGCATTCACCGCCATTCCTTGAATTTCCGCCGTTTCTTCGTGAACGTCGGAGACCCTGCAACTAAAATAGCAACTCTCTCCCGACCACTCGTAAATAAAGCTATCGACGCTGGCGGTTCGGGGATCGCTCATCAGCGTTTCGGTAGCGATCCGTTGAATCTCCATCTCAATGGCGGCGCGCGGCAAACCGGAACGAATCAGTTCTCCGAACTCCTGACCATAATTCCTCGAGTAAACGAGATGGCGATATCGCTCGGTCCGCAGCGCCTTCTTGCACCACTCGATCCACGCTTCTTTGCCCTCGCTACCGGCGACCTTGCCGGTCGGCGTCGTTACGAATTCCCCCGCTTCGAAATCGAAGCGCCAGCTTCGTCCGAAAAAAACCCGCTCGGCCACCGGTTCGACTATCTCTTCCGCCAGCGGTGCCGTTGGAAACAAATTAGCCACCTGGGCTCACCACCTTGCAGACGACGACGGCATCCTTGCCGCCGTTGACGGGAACGGCCAGCACTCGGTCTCCGGGCTTCATTCCGGCCGACCAATTCAGCCGAACGTCGCTTATTTTTGTATCGTTAACATCAAAACGCGTTCGCTGCGATGGTGCGCTTCCGCCCGAAGCACTTCCTTCTTCATCTACCGGGGCGATCATCGTGCCGACCAATGAGAAAGCCGGAAGCTCCAACTGCACCACCCAGTCGGCAACGTAGTAGTCCGGAATTTCGTATTTGAAGGAATCCAGCTTGATGCCCGATCCCGTAATCGTTGCTAATTCCGAAGGCACTCCGGATAAGGATTTGGCCGCAATGCCTGAAAAACGATTTTCAAGCGTAGCGACCAAACTTTTAAAAGGATCAGCCACCGAAATCCCTCCTAACTTTGCTTTCTGCTGCGAGCTCTAGCTCCATGCGCCCCGGATCACCCAATTGATGGCGAACCTTCGTGACGATGAGTTCCCAATCGTTCAGACGCACGCGGTCTCCCGCGCGAATCGTATTGATGTCCAGCGCCGTGACCGACACGGTCTCCTGAAGGCCCAACAGCGTTTTGGCCGCTACCTTCTTCGCTTGCTCCACCGTCTCTACTTTGTTGTCCATGATCAATTTTTGAAGGGTGCCGTACTTCTCGGTGTCCTTTTTCATGACGACCAGCGTCTTGGATACCCAGTTCTCGCTTTCTTGAGGACCAATCACCTTCACTTGCGTTATCGCTCCTTCAAGCGTACGGTTTTGGGTTACCTCTTCAAGCGCTTTCAGCTCCCAGACGACCGGGTTGCCGCCGATTTCGAAAAGTTCGAGTCCACGCTCGGTCATCCGCGTCCGATACATCGCACCTCCCTTGTCCACGGTTTCCTTCAAATCCTCCATGATCATCGACAGGATCGTTTGGCTTCGCTTAATATTTCTGGAGAGCTTCTCGCGGGTATCCGCAATGTTCCCGACGGGAATCCCCCACTCCTTCGCATACTGCTTAATCCGTTCAGTCGCCGTTTGCCCTGCAGGCATCAGGCGCTCGTCTTCCGATTTCGCGAGATAGATCGTTTTCTCGTAAGCCGTAATGCTGAGATGCTTGCGGCCGGTGTTGGAACTATGGCATTCCCAGACGACCCCTGGATTGAGCAGGTTTTCCTTCTTCGTTTTACCGAAGGGTATGCCAGCGATGCGGATTCCCTGACCCGGAGAAATTACGGGCATATCCGGCGTAACGACCAGTTTGAGATTGGCGCAGTAAGCGATCTCACCGAGAGACTCCTCTAAGGACAGATCCTCGACCAGCTCGCTCAGATTATACTTGTTGGCATAAATGACCTCGTAACTCACGGCATCACCAGCTTCTGCCCAGGTCTGATCAGATTCGGATCTCGACCGATGACTTTTTTGTTGGCGTTGTAGAGGTCGCTCCACTTTGAGCTGCTCCCAAGTTCCCGCTTCGCAATCGCCGTCAGCGTATCTCCCGGATTGACCGTGTAGACTTTGGAAACGGGTTTAAAGTCGGTTCTCAAAGGCCCTCCACTCGGATCTAGCGCTTTTACTTTGATATCCCGCCAAGTTCTAAACGTCACTTCGAAATAAATATCTCCAGGCTCCCCCCCTCGAAAGGTTGAGTGGTGAGAAGCAAGGTACACTGGAGTATTTATGATCGTGCCGGACACAATTAATCGAACGGGACTTTTTTTTCCTAGTAGAGCAGTCAACCTATTCATAGCAGTCTTAGGTTCGATAAAATCGTCTGGATCACCTTTACAGAAGTTCTCATCGAACTCCTTTGGAAAGAAAGAAGAGAAGGAAATTTCTTTTATCCTCTCAGCCTGCGCAAGGTCAACTTCTCCCAAACCAATGAGGCTTGTCGTCTCATACTGCCTATCTCTTCTTATAGTGACTTCCTCGGGATTGACTGGGAAAATAAAATCTCCATTAGTGACGTCTCTTATTCTAAATTCCACTTATAAATCCCCCTTTGTTTACAACTAAAAAGCCGATCTAACTGATCCGCCAAGGGAGCTGTTGGCTATAGCTTGTTGCACAGCTTTGGTAATTCTAATTCCAATATTGGTGGAAAGCTCATCGTAGTCAGGCTCGCTTGAAGAAAAAGAAAGTTGTACGGTTCCAGGAGATAAAGTAACATTTATCGGCGATTGCCCTTGAGTTGCAGGAAGTGTTGAATCCGGCTTGACCCCTGTAGGATTGAATGGACCTCTCTGAGGTGAAGTCATCGACACAAACTCTCGATACGTTATAGTTTCATTATTAAGGGGCACTTTTATTTGTGGGATTGGAATCGAAGAATTAAATGTTGGCGGTTCCTCGTTATTCTTACTTCCTCCCCAGCCAAAAAAGTCCAGGCCCCAACGAGTGACATCAATTGCGCCATCAATGAGGGTTATCGCAACAGCGTCGCTCGTGTTATTCCATGCAGTTCTTAGATTCTCACTTGCCATTCGGGATCTATCCGAGACAGTATCGCTCACGTTATTCCATCCTTTATATAGAGCTTCACCTGCCGTTTGGTATCCTTCCGCAACACCCCCTCTAATACTTTGGTATTCTTCCCTAACACTTCTCCAGAACTCAAGATTACCTTCGGCAACAATTAGGTTTGCTTCACCCTGCATTCGGAATGAATTCTCAATAGCGTCGATTATGCTATCATAGTTCTCGGCTACGTAGGTTCCTGCAAAACTTCCTAAAAAGCTACCAACTGCAAACCCGACTCCTGGAATTGGAATTAGGGCTTGGCCTAGCCCCCCTCCTATGATACTTCCAGCCATGTTACCTATAGCAGCCCTTTTTTCTTCGTCAGTTTGAGCAGTCCCAAAGCTTATCCCAGCCGCTATTGGATTAAGAAAACCAATACCCTTATTGGACCACTTGCTCAAATTAAAAATCTTCTGAACATTCGGATCAATCCGACCAGACGATGACGTTAATCCCCCCAACGGACGGTTGGTGGAATTCCAGTTTCTAGCCGATTCGCCTTCCACATAAATAGCGATCCCTTCTACATAATTCTTATATTTTACTATCTCATCGGTAGTATTATATATATCACTTAATAAGGGATTATTATCTTTAACCTTAACATCAATAATGGGCGAGAAGGACTTTGAAGTTCCTTCATTTAAACCAGGTTGAGTTGAGAATAGAGATGAAGCGGGGAACCGTACTTGCATTAGCTTCGACTTATCCATCCACATCTTTTTAAACTTTTCCGAAGTCGTATTGCGTAAAAATTGATCGAAATTTTTAGATGAAGAACCACTATTACCCGATCCCTGTTCATTATCCTTCTTCAGCAATATCCTCACCTTCTTTCTTTCACCAGCGTCGCTTTCTCTGCTTCCCATTCCAACTCCATGCTGGCCATTAGGAACAACTGCTCGCCGCGAGGCAGGTTCCAGAACTCACCGGGGCGCAGGTGGTGGCGAACCCACAATGCATGAACCATGGCGGCCAGCGCCCCGGATCGGATCAGTTTTTTACGTCTTCCAGCTCGGTGTTAAAGCCAGATAAGTCAAGCACTACGTCGCCCAGAGCGGAAAGCTCGCCCGCCAGCAAAATGCGCTTGATTACTTCCTCCGGCCCGCTAGCCGAGAACTTGGACAGCAATTGCGGATTACCCCAACTCGGAGAGACGGTAGAAGCCGCGATTAGCGATACGTTAAACATTTCCTCATCCAAGCGAGTGATCGTCTGCCCTCGCTTCTCCTTGCGATCGGTGCAACGCTCGCGGATATTGAAGACTTGCTTGCCCGTCAATCCGCGCAACGTAACAGGAATATCCAACCGTTCCAAACGGACAGTCCGTTCGGGCAATGTGTCAGCGCTAAGAAGCCGTTGCAGAATTTGCTCGTCGGTCAATTGATCCATTGACATGTATAACTCCCCTTTTATCAGTTCGCTGTGATCGGATCAAGCAGACGGTAGCCTTCGAAGGTGAACGTCGTCTCCTCCGCGACTTCCTCGCCGGCCGTCCAGTTGGCGAGCTGCAGCTTGTCCGGAACGCAGTTAAGCAATTCGATTCGCTCGAAGCCGTAAGATTCCGGGTCGGACAGCTTGTTAATGATGTTAAACTTAGCGAAGCCGCGGCTGATCATATCGCTCGTCACCTTGTAACCGCTCATCGTGCCCGTTCCCTTCTTCGTGCCGAGCTTGTGGACGGCCCATTCCATGCCGGCCAGCTTCAGCTCCCGCTTCTCCACCTCGACGGAGGCTTCCAGCTTATTGATATTCGTCTGCCACACCCCGTCGATAAACACTTGCCCATACGTCCCGAGAATCGCTCTTGTCGGATCCATCATGATCTTTGCTCCCCCTTAACGCACGATGAACGTGCTGAATATTTGTTCCATAACGTCCGTCAGACGTGCTTCCCACTTCAGAAATACTTGATCCGGCTCCGGCGTAAATTCCGGATCGACGTACACGTCGTATCCTTCGGATTCGATGACACCCGCTTGTGCAAGCGACTGCATGTATTGCTTGCAGGCGCTGATCAACGCCAGCCGACCTTCCTCGGTGTTGTTCACCTTGCCGATGTAGGAATCCTCCGCCGTCCGCTGCAGGTCCGAGTTGATGCTGTCCATGACGCGGATCGTGCGAATTTTTTTCCACGGGGTGTTCTGACCTTCGCGCAGGGTCACAAGGCTGTTAATTCCCCGAAGCGCTTTAACCATACGACCGTCGTGAACGAGCAAGAAAACGCCGCCGCGAACCGCCTGCTCCTGTTCCGACCGCGTCCAGCGACGAGTCACGTCTTCGAACGTCGTCGGAGCGTAGGTGACGGATTGGCTCAAACTCTGACCGGCAATCAAGCCGGCTACGTACGCCGCTACCTGAGCAGAGCTGTACTGGGCTTCGCCGAGTCTCGCGCCCGTGCCGACGTTAACGATGCCTTCATGATTAAGAGAAGCGCTGCGTGCGATGGCCTTCGCTACCGCATCCGCAGCGTTGTCTTCCGCAGCCGAGCCGCCGAGCACCGCGACAATTCCTTTTCCTTCGTTGCGCAGACGGTTGACCCAAGACGCAACGCTGGCATGAAGAGACGAGTCGGACGCGCCATCCAGCGCGATCACGTTAAATTCCTGCGTCTCGAAAGCGGCAAGCGCATCCAGATAATCCGCATTGGTAAGACCCGAGATGCCCGAATCCCCGCCGCTCAGGGCGACACCGGAGACATTGGCAAGTGTGCCGTTTCCTTCGGCCAGCTTCTCTGCCAAAATCCATTGGTTGCCGGAATCTCCGTTAACCGCATCCGCTGCAGCCTGAATCGAGCCGCCGTCGAACGTCATCGTGCGCAGTAGCGTCGTTCCCTCGAACAGCTTCAGGTCTTTTTTCGCCGAATCGATCGCATTGACTTGCACGGTTACTCTGAAAGCATTGCCCCGAGCTCCCTGATGCTTCGCCGTCAGCTTCAGCACGTTCGCCGGCGTTCCCGCCGTGTCTTGCAAGGTGATTGCAGATGCCTCAGCGGCAGCTCCCGCCAGACGATAGGCAATGACTTTCCGAGCCCCGCCCATCAGAGCCAGACGAATGGTGGGATAGGCGGACGCCCCGTCCGCTTCCGATCGCGAAAATGCCCCCGCCGCTTCAGCTTCACTAGAGATTTCTACGAATGTGTTCACCGGTCCCCAATGGGCTCTTACCGGCACAATCGCCGTACCTCTCGCTCCCGGTTGAATCGCAGCAGCCGCAGCAGCTTGAAAAGTCATATAAAATCCCGGCAAAACCGGTTTGTCTGTCGTGCTCCAAGTTCCTCCCGCCATATTACAGCACCTTCCCTTTCAGAAATTGGCCGACCAAGCGTCTTGCTTCGTCGATGGTAAATTGATGTTTGTCGGATGCGTGCAGCGCTCCGGCTACTGCTTCAGGCTTGGCCTGGAACAGCGCCGCCGCATGCGCGATAAGCTCGTCACGGGCATATGTCGCCTCGTAATCTTTTTTAACTGCCATTTGTGCCACCTCGTTTAGATTTTGGGTTTCGGTTGAAAATGGACCTCCCGCATCAGCGGTCCCTGTTCGATGTAACGCTCGACTTTACGGGATAGCGTTACAAAAATCTGGCCTTCCGTCATCGCATCCTGCGTCAAATCGACATTCGGACTAAGTACGGTCAAATACCGGCGATCCGGAAGGCTGAGAGGGATTTTTACGGCTGCGCTGAGTTGCTTCGCCAGAGCGGCGACAGTCATCGCCTGCTCGTTCGGCGTTCGTCCCAGCACATGTCCGACGGCCTTCTTGCGCACTTCGACCGTAGAGGCTCTGGCATTGGCGATCGTTTCAACCCCGTCCCATCTCCACAGAACGGAAGGGTGGGTGTAATTCGACGGCCATTTTCCGCCGTACGCTTGCCAATCGGCATCCGCTAACGCCTCAAGGGTCCAGTTGCAGAGCGCCGCGAGCCAGTCGTCTTGCTCGGTTTCCTCCGCATCCCTTACTCCGATCAGCGAAAACCGAAGGCCGCGGGTAAGAACGTCCCGATCGGCATCGACCTTGTCGGAGCCGCTATTCCCGTCATACTGGCAAGTGAACGCTTTTCCGGAAACCGCATCGACGAGCGTTTGTTCCTTCAGCGCCGCCACGATCTGTTCCGCTAGCGCGTCGGCTTCGCCGAAATCCGCTTGCTGTGATACGCTGGGCCAGCATTCGAACGGAAGGCGAAATCCGGTCCAATCGGTATCCGTCGCCTCGTTTCCCTGGATGAGAAGAATATAAGGCTTGTCCAAGGTTGCCGACGCTTCGTGGGCTTCAACGACGCGCCCGTCGATAGACGGAATCATCAGACTCAACCGATCGCGGATGCCGGCTCTCATGTGAACCTCCCATGGTTGCCGCAAGCTAATTCCAAGACCATGTTCCAACCTCCTAATCCATCAAAATGTTCCTCTCACCCCTAAGTGGCAATCGTACGACAAGCCTTCTAGCCGACGAGAATATGGGTTTCGGAAATGTTTCCATCGACTTTGCGCTGGGCTCGTACCATGTAAGTGCCGACGCTCGATTTGCTGATGTTCAGCATCGCGGCGATCTCTGCGAAAGAGAAGCACTCGCCGTGGGCGAGAACGTAGCAGCTTCTTTCGCGCTCGGTCAGACCCCGGAGGGCGGCCTCGAGGCGAAATCGGCGGACCTCGCTCTCCTGCTCCGTAGGCTGCGAATCGGCCGGCATCCCTCCCTCGGACAACGAATGCAATCGGGTCGGATCGGTAGGAACCTCTCGCTGGTAGCCTGCTCGCCGTTCGATCCCTCTGCGGTTGCCCGGACGTCGTCCGATCTCCAACCATTCGATCACGTAAGAACAACTCGCTATCATCTCCATTACCAGCCTACGATCTTTATCCAATGCCAACAGCGCATCCATTTCCTCGAGCGTGCGAACCGGCTCCATCTTCGCGATACGCACGGTCAACTCGTCCGCCTGGCGAAGAAGATTTCGCCTCGTCTCGACGTAACTCTCCAACGTTGCGGGCCCTAGCTCTGTAATCCGTATGATCTTCAC